CGTCTATTGTCTAACGGAAGAATCAACGGGTAAGAAGTACATCGGAAAGAAGTTTTTCTGGAAACCCAAGACATTACCCAAGAACAGCAAACGCAAAAGAAAACTAAAAACCAGAGTTCAATCTGACTGGAGAGATTACTATGGTTCGTCGGCAGAGGTAAAATTACTCCTAGAAGGGGGCGAGAGGTTCCATAGACGCATCCTAAGACTCTGTTTTTCAAAAGGGGAGTGTTCATACTATGAATTACGTGAACAAATGATAAATGATGTTTTGTTGAAACCCGATGAATATTATAATGCCTTTGTGGGTGGTAAGATACACAGAAGGCATGTATTGAAAAAAAAGTGACTTATTTTCAAAATAAGTGTTGACTTTTTAGTTTTTATGAGATAGAGTTGGTGTATAGTTAAATGAAAGGAACAAAAAACTATGGCATATATTTCACAAGAAGAAAAGAAAGAACTCGCTCCCGCAATCAAGGCAGTTGCTAAGAAATACGGACGCAAGGTTACTATCGGTATCAGAAACCACATGGACTTAGTGGTAAAGGTAAAAGGTGCTGAAGATATCTATGAAAGATTTTACGCAAAAACAATAGAAGAAAGAATGCTTGCGGGTCGTGACAGGAATGGTGACTCAATACAAAATGATATTGATTGGGATGCTCCGATTGACATATCTAGTTTATCTAGAATGACTTACCTTGACCCTGAGTTATCTAAGTTTGGATATTCAATCAACACACATTGGATTGAAGAAAACTATGACGAGAAAGACCAAGCATTCTTGAATGAGTTACATGCTTCTATGCATAGTAAAGACTTTTATAATGATGACGATGTTATGACAGATTACTTCAGCAGAAGTTATTACACATCAATAGAGTTACACAAGTAGAGAGGAGAAGAGAGTGTCAGACCGAGAAAAGCAATGGTGGGATAAAAAGACCAAATGGAGAGAAGAGTTCAGTACATATTCAAAACAAGACCTATTAGATTATGCCAATAAGCACTACAACCCATATACACCAAGCAGACAAAAAGAACATGTTTGGGGTGCGATGGATGAACTATACAGAAGATATGGTATTATGTTCGGTGACTAAAAAATCTAATTTATTTTCATACTATATATGTTTAGAGAAAATAAAAAGACTATATAGTAATAGAGAAAGAATAATATGAAACTAGAAGTATTTGAAATCTTTGAAAGATACGCGAAACTCAAAACTCGTAAAGAGAAGATACAGTATCTCAAGGAAAATGGCATACCCGCAGTACGCGACGTGTGTCGTGGCATATATGATGAACGACTTGAGTTCATTATCCCGACAGGTAAACCACCTTACACCCCAAACAGACCTGAGAGTGTACCCTCATCCCTAACAAGAAAACATCGCGACTTCGGAAACTTTGTGAAGGGTGCGATATCAGCACGACAAAAACAATTTAGAATAGAAAAGAAATATATCCAGATGTTGGAATCAATCCACGCAGAAGATGCAGTGATTGTAATAGACATGGTGCAAGGTAAAGCACCAAAAGGTTTGACAAAGAAAATAGTAGAGGAGGCGTTTCCGAAACTTTTATCTTAATCCATTTCGTTATGTTCGTAATGTTATTTTAACACTAACAATAAAAGGAATGCTTATGCCAAAAAACCAAATAGAGAGATTGAAGAATGATTCTAGACAACTAGATAATTATATTCATCGTCTAAGAAAAAGGGGTAAAGACAATCTTGCACATAAGATAACGATGAAGAGAGAATATCTCAATCAAACTATTAATGAATACGAACAAATGGATTTAACAGCATAAAAAGGTAGGTGATGTATCTCGTGGGGGATGCTAGTCATCCCCAACGTTACACGGAGAAAATATATTATGGCACTATACACAATCATAAACGACAAGACCGATGAGACAGAAGACCTATTCTGTACTTACGAAGATTTACAAAAGACATTAGAAAAAAGAGGCGAACCTTGGAGACAAGTTATAGGAACTCCTGGATTTGTTACAATGACAGGTAATGTTGTTAACAAAACAAGTTCAGACTGGAAGAATCTTTTACAAGGTATTGAGAAAGGTTCTGGTAGAGGAACTAATATAAAGACATGACAATGAAACGTCTCAAGGAGGAACACCTCCTTAACTTTGACCCCATAACACAAAAACAAAAAGATGCCTACGATGCGTGGGACGACGGAAACCATATGATACTTGCCGGAAGCGCGGGTACAGGTAAGACATTCATTGGAATGTATCTGGGACTTGAAGTAGTATTAGATAAAGAAGAACAACAAAAGAAACTTGTTATCGTAAGAAGTGTTGTTCCTACAAGGGATATGGGGTTTCTTCCTGGAGGTATCGAAGAAAAGATTGACACGTACACTGCCCCTTACAGAGGGATTGCGGCAGAGTTATTTGATCAACAGAACGCGTACGAGTTACTAGAGACACAGGGTGCGATAGAGTTTCTGTCAACATCATTCATACGAGGTACTACATTAGACAATGCGATTATACTTGTAGATGAAATGCAGAACCTAACCTTTCATGAACTTGATAGTATCATAACAAGAGTGGGTCGCAATAGTCGTATCATATTCAGTGGCGACTACTATCAAACAGATTTAAATAAAGATGCCGATAAAAAGGGCATACTAGAATTCCTAAATATAATGGAAGTCATGAATAACTTCACGACAATAGAATTTGGGTGGGCAGACATTGTTCGTTCAGACTTTGTGAGAGACTATATAATGACAAAAGATATGGTAACACGAGGAGAAATACAATGAACCTATCGAAAAACTTTACTCTAAGAGAGTTCACAAAATCACAGACTGCTACTAGACATGGTATAGACAATACACCAAAAGGACAACACCTAGAGAGTGCCAAGGAGTTGTTCGAAAAAGTCGTACAACCTGTAAGAGACCACTTCGGTGTGACAAGATTGAACTCCGGATATCGTAGTCCTGAGTTGAACAAAGCAGTAGGTGGTTCCGCAACAAGTCAACACTGTAAAGGTGAAGCAGTTGATATGGAAGTTCCAGGAGTTCCTAATTATGAACTTGCTAAGTGGATACAAGACAACCTAGAGTTTGATCAACTCATATTAGAGTTCTATACATCTGGAATACCTGATAGTGGATGGGTACATTGTTCATATAAACATGGTGGACCACAACGTAATGCAGTATTAACTGCCGCAAGGGTAGATGGTAAGACGAAATATTCTGTAGGATTAATTGAATAAAAGTAAAATAGTCCTTGACTTTTTAGACTTTTTGTAGTAGAGTAGTACTATAATGAGAAAGGAAATGTTTATGGAAAACTATAATAAAGTAATTTTAACGGATGCCGATGGTGTCTTGTTAAACTGGAAGTATGCCTTTGACATATACGCAGAGAAACGCGGATACGAGATGGTAAACAAGAATGTTTATGACATAGCAGAGTGCTATGGCATCCCTAAGAAGGAAGCAAAACGTCTTGTAAGAGACTTCAACGAGAGTGCCGCTATAGGGTACTTACCTCCCCTCAGGGACGCCATACACTACGTGAAAAAAATTCACGAAGAGTTAGGTTACGTCTTTCACTGTATCACTTCTTTAAGTGACGATGAGAATGCGCAAAGGTTGCGTACTATGAACTTGAAAAAGTTGTTTGGTGAGACTGTCTTTGAGAAGTTCACCTACCTCGATACGGGTGCTGACAAGGACGAAGTTCTTGCTAAGTATGAAGGTAAAGATTACCTTTGGGTAGAAGACAAGGTTGAGAACGCCATAGAAGGTGCGAAGGTTGGTCTTGAAGGTGCTGTTATGAAGCATGGTTTCAATATTGATGATATCGAACCAAATGGTTTAGTTGGTTTTGCTAACTGGAAAGAAATTTACGAGTACTTAAAATAAGACTAAATATCCTTGTAATGTAAACAAGGAGAATAACAATGGCACAACAAACCGTTGACACACCTACAGGACAAGCAACCGTTGACTTAGAAAAGTATACGGAACTTGTCCTAAAAGTAGATGAAGCACAAGACAAAATAAAAGAGATGGAGTCTCTCTCAAAAGAACTCAAAGTCGCGACAGCAGTAGCAAAACCTGTACAGAAAGGTTTTCTATCTATATTCCGAGACGAAAATAATATCAACGAAAAATCAATTATAGGGTTCGCATCATTTATGATGATGGTTGCGTTTGGTGTTGTTGACCTAATAACAGGTCTCGATGGCACACCTCTAGAAATATCTGATACAATCTATACATCCTTTGTTGTTGTAACACTAGGTTCGTTTGGTATTGCTGAAGCAGGAAAAGCATTCGGAAAATAAAATAGTGCTTGACTATTTAACCGTTTTATAGTATACTTAAAGAGTCCTTTACGGAAGGTGGTATATATGAGAACAAGTAAAGAAAATATATGGCATTTCGTATGCTCATCTTGTAAAGGATGGTTTAGTATTGCTACAATGGATGAATGGAAACCTAAGAAACTCTATTGTCCACATTGCGGAGAACAACATAAATCATTCGTTTATGATAAGTGGAAAGATAGAACATGAAACCGTCATTAAGAAAAGTTCCAGGAGAATGGATAATTTTACTTCCAATTTTAGTTGGTATCTTTACTAGTTGGCAAGTTGGTATTTGTGTATATATTATTTGTATGTTGCTTTCGATGTTAGAATGGGATTAAAATGAGAAAAATTAGAAGATTAATCTATCAGGTATCGGTAGGTAAACCAAGTAAGTTATACGAACACTGTATACAATCTGTAGCAGACTACTGTGACAAATATGATATAGAACACATTGTATTAACGAAACCTAAGTTACGTATTGCTCCAGATATCTTTACAAATTATCGCAGTAAGGAATCCTATGAAAAGTACGGAGGGTATCTTCCTATCTACGAGAAAGAGAATGCCTTTGACCTCATTGATAAGTATGACCAGATTGGTATCATAGATGCTGACATTTATATAAGACCTGACTCACCTAATATCTTTACTGAGTTTGGTCATGACAATGTATGGGGTTCAGTAAGTGAACGTGAGATGGATATAAACGATAACTATATAAGAAAGATACAAAACTATTCTCATATGCAGTATGCTGGGTTACACAATAGAAGAGGAGATTTTAAACCTAACGATAGAGGTTATGAGTTCTTCAATATGGGTATGATACTTATTAATTGTCAACTCTTTAAACCTTATCTCAAAGGACAGAACGCGCACAACTTTTTAATGAGAGCAGAGTTCAAAGACTTTGTTGATGGTAAGGGTGCATGGAAGTGGAGTACAGACCAGACACTCCTGAACTATTTCCTGAAGAGATATAAGATACCTACTAAACATATGGACGGTAAGTGGAATGGTTTATATACAGCAGTCAATAATATAAAAGAATGTCACTTCGTACATTTCTTTCTCAAGGACAAACTACCAGAAGGTGGAGAAAATATAGTGGAGTTATTAAAAACGATATAATGCATGAATTAAGAAAATTATTTGATAAGTATCATTGCGATAAAGGTACAGAGAAACATCATTACTATAAAGAGTATGAGACTTATTTTAAAAACAAGCGCAACGAACCCATAAACATACTTGAGATAGGAACCTTTAAGGGTGCTTCAACTAGAGCATTCCACGAGTACTTTCCTAACGCAACAATATACACTATAGATATATTTGTAAGAAAACAACCAGAGGAACTTCACGATATACTAAGTGAAGAAAGGGTTAAGTGGTTAAAGGGCGATTCAATGAATAGTTCTCTTGGAATAAAAATGAAAAAAGAATGGGGTGACATAAAGTTTGATTTTATTATTGATGATGGTGCACATTACCCTAAAGCAAATAGACTTACCCTTAAAAACTGTTATCCCTTCCTAAAAGAAGGTGGTGTTTATTTCGTTGAAGACTTTATACCTCTACACCTTATGTCACTAGAAGAACTGAAACACGAATGGGTAGTTACACATGCAGAAAGATATAGTATTCTTGAACATAATAAATTTATGACAGAACTTGATAAGTATAACTATAAATTTCATGACAGAAGAAAAGAAATAAAAACTATCGATACATTTATAGTTGCTATAACAAAATGATTATTTCCGATGTAACACGCTGTAAAACATTAGAAGAGTTTTACGAAACAATAAGAAACCAACAAGAGGAATCACATGGTAAACATTATTGTGACCAACACGATGTTGTTCAAAGACTTATGAAAGAAGATGGCATAGATAGATATAAAGAAATAGGTGTTCACCAAGGGAGTACTGCAGCGAATGCTTGTCTTCTTAATCCTAAAAGTGTAGAACTAATAGATGTATCTTTGAGGAGATATAATAATAGTAAACATCTTTTTGAAGAGTATTGTAAAAATAATAATGTAGAACTATCCGTAAAAGAAATAGATAGTTCTTTATCTGAATCTAAAAGTCAATGCGATTTACTAGTGATTGACTCATTACACGAATCAGAACACCTTATAAAAGAACTAAGTATTCATGCAGATTGCACAAGTAAATATATTGTTGTTCATGATACAGTAATACCCGATGATAGTTTATATCAAACACTAAAACAGTTTTGTGAACAAAAGAACCCATGGGAAATATCAGAACATCATACTGAGAATGTTGGTGTCACCGTTATAGAGAAAAAGAAATAGACTATGATTAAAGGTTTTATTATAACACTTGATACAAATCAAGAAAGTATAGAGGCATCTCATAAATGTATAGGTTCAATCCGGAGCACAAAAAGTGAGATAGACCCTTCCGTATTCGTAGCAACTGTTCCTCGTCAAATAAAAAGACATCTTGATGAGATTGATATGGGAGGCATTATATGGACTTACCCTTTAACGAAAGAAGAAGATGGACTTGATATTAAAACAGGGTTATACTTAAGGCACTATCCTACTAAAAAAATATCTAATCGTACTGCCTGTGCAGTCTCTCATATGAGACTATGGCATAAATGTGCTACAGGTAAGAAACCAATTATCATACTTGAACACGATGCAGTCTTCACTCGGAAGTTTGTGTTTGAACCTTTAGAGGGTGATTTCAAGGGAGGGATACTTGGATTAAATGACCCAAGAGGTGCGACAAGACGAAGCGACGTCTTTCATAATATAGCAAGTTCTAAGATGGGGTTACAACCTGTACCAACGGTAGATGACATGGAAGTCCCACAGGGTCTTGCAGGAAACTCCGCATATCTTATCACACCAACTGCCGCTAAAAAACTACTAGATAAGGTAAGAGAAGTTGGAATATGGGCAAACGATGCTCTTATGTGTAAACAGTTTTTCCCTTGGATGCAAGTGGTGTATCCATACTATACAACGATACAGAGAGGATTGAAGTCAACAACTACATCATGACAAAGGCATTCGTAATAACAATAATGGATAATGATAAATCGGTAGAGGTCGCAAAGAGATGCGTAGGGTCTGCTCAACTAAGAGGAACAGAAGTAGAAATGTTTCCTGCGATTACTCCAAAGGATGACCCTGTAAAACTACTT